TGTCACAGTAGTGTATATCCAAGCGTTCGCATCTCTCCTCCTTGCGTGTTACAATGCGTCTGCTAACCACTAAGATTCGGTGGGGGAAGTCTCCCCCTGACTCGAGCCGTCGCTTCGCTAGTCTCTCCTCACCCCCTCTGCGGGGACACCCCGCAACGCCCCGCCACAGCGTCCCACAGTGCGACTCGGTCGCGAGCAAGCTCGCTCCCTCGGGTGCGACTACACTACTATCATGTATGACTACACTACTATCACGAGTTACGTGAGCGGTTTGTTTTCTTGCTCTGAACTCTTAAATTCTTTGGAGAGTTGTTGTTTGGATTTCTATCCTTGTGATCAACATCTTTACCAGCTACAGCACCAGCACCCATCTTACGAGTCACACGACTGCGAGCCGTGTTCCTTCCAGCTCTCCGCTTCTTTTGGAGAGGGGATGAGTGGTAATTATCATACTCTTTTCTATAATTTCTTTCCATAGTGATAAACAGCTATCGACCATATCTATGGTAATAGCGAAGATAACAAAAACACTAGTCCGTGTCGCAGTTCCCGTCGTTCTTGAGCTTGTTGCATCTGCAATAATGAGACAAAGCTTTAGAATAAGAAGAAGATCAAGGAACCGCTCTGACTACTCATAAAGAACATCCGTCAGATTTCTCTGGCGGATGTTCCCATATGAACAACAGAAACACAACTAACGTTGTGACTACACTATTTAGCATGACTCCTAATAAATCAAGCAAAAAAACACCTAATAAGAATTTAATTAATCTACTGATCGAACAAGATCAGGAGATGAAGTATTTGAAACTTGAGAACTTCGAGCTTCAAAAACAAATAATTGCTGTTCTGCAGCAATCGACAAGAACAACCGAAACCACAATAAAATATGGCAACAGTAACAATCCGCTACGGCGTAACGAACAACATCACCCGTGAATTCGACAGCGAAATGACGGTCGGTCAGCTACTCAGCGACCGCAGTCTCCTCGGTGCACTTAACGCACCAGAAGGTTGTGTCGCACTAGTAGGTGGCACGCAGTTATCCTCTGACACTTATCTTGATGATTTCAGTGGTGAAACTGTAACCCTAGAAAAACAAGCATCCTGCAAAGCATAGCTCAGGAGCTTTCAAAAAGTCCTTGTTACTCAGATAAGCAACCGTCCGAGTAGCAAGGCACACTTTTATCCATAGAACCAAAGAACCAATGTCCGAACCTAAAATATACGAACAAAGAACTCCGTCACCGTTTGAGAAAGAATACATCTTAGCAAACGATGGCGTTTTCTACAGTAGAGAGATAATCACTACTCCGATAACAAACCAGCGTAACTTAGTAGAACGTTGCCAGTTCAACGAGACACTAAACTTAAACAAGTGCGTTAATCGTTTAGAAATTAACGATCCAAACACAGACAAGCACTCGTTAGCGTATTCTAGTTGCTACTACGAAGCATACTACGACAGCGATTATAGCAGAAAACACATATTTGTTCCCATCTATGCGTTTCCGTTCCCTAAAGCTGATCTTAGCAAAGAGGAAGTCAGCAGAACTGATGACCATGTTGCATATGAACATAAGCTAATGCCCAACCAATACAGTAGGGACTTTGTAGACAGAGTCATACCAAAGTATACTCCCCGTTTCTACAGCGATGAACACCAGATGTATATACACTTCAGCATCAGTGATTCAAACTACCAGAATGGCTTAATTGGCTCACGATCAGTTAACTACCCAACTCTGTTTGCTGTTAACAAGACAACAAAAGAACCTGTAACAATTGATCTACCCAATGTCTACGACACAGGTAAAATCTGCACAGGTGACTCCTATGGCGTTATAGATGGACGCTCCGACATAAGCACCCACGACATCGTCCGTAATACACTCAACGAGTTGTTTACTTCTCCAGCCAATGTAGATCTGTATCCTAATGAAAACAACGTAAAGGCATACCTTAGCTTTACTGACGACGCATCGGATATACTTCCACCAACCAGAGCTAGTTCTGGAATTACTAATCCGTATGCTACAAAAGAACGCGGTTTCTTCCTTCCTATAACTAAATCAATAGTCCTTGACTTCACATCAATATTATGGAAATAGCACCATTAGATATACTAAACAACGGAGAGTCCGCGTTCCAAAAAGATCACGGATATCATTACCACTCTCCTTATAGAGGAACAACTGCTCCCATACGCGGGCAGACAATTAGAATCATAACAAATGCATCTAAAGCTGAGTTAGACACCGATGAAATACAACATGGATTGTCCGACGAAGAACTTCGTGTTTTACTTAAAATCATAGCAAAAAGATATGATGACTGCGGTAGGAAACGAGGAGCAATCCTTAGATACATTAAACACTATATGGAACAGGACGTTCCGCTTGGTAACAAGCGTATGTTCGCCGTATTGAGAACCCTAGATCACGCATCAAGAACAAGGTAACCAATGAAACAAAAACTAAACGCAACAATCATAGGCGCAGGTGGTGTAACAAGCTACTTGCTACCCGCCCTTAAACGCAGCTTCGATCTCAACGTCGTTCTATTTGACGCAGACAAGCTAGAGAAACACAACCTCGACCGCCAGTTGTTTCGCAACAGCGACATCGGTAAATACAAAGCAGAAGCACTACTCAAAGCTAATATGTTTCGCAAATCAGAAGCAATTGCTGTGTGCTCATACTTCGAAGAAGACTTACTTGACACAGAGTATCGTCTCTTCTTCGGCAGCAACTGCGACGTTATTATCTGCGCAGCAGACAACCACCCAGCTCGACGCGCAGCAATACACGCTGCTAACGAGATGAAGAAACCGCTAATCATTGCAGCTAACGAGTTCTCAACCAGCCAAGCGTTCTTCTACGATCCTCAGTATAACATGGAGTATCAGAAGATTGACCCGTATGCTCGCTACCCAGAGATTGAGACCTCTAACGAAGGCTCTCCAATCCGCTGTCAAGGTGAAGCACTTGAGTCTACACCACAACTTGCCATCGCAAATCAAGTAGCCGCATCCTTTGCTAACTACTTAATCTGGTCATGGTTTTGTGAAGGCTACGGCAACACCTCTGACACGTTCAACCCTGTCGAGTTTCAATCCACGTTCTCCCGCATGGAGACTATAACCCTAGCAGACTGCAAGTAATGAGTAATAAACAATACACAATACACGACGACACTGTATACGAAGTATCTAGCAACGCGCTATATACAACATACACTAAGTGCCAAGTCCCAGTCTCTGACTCCGTAGCTCCCGAATGGAAAGGTCAAGCCATCCCTTACAAGATGTGGCAAGACATAACAGACTGGTGCGTCCTGAGTTATGAAAAATTTAAATCAGAAACGCTCGTGTTTCTTTATTACGATTTAAACAAACAAGACGACGAGAATCGTTGGTCGTTCTGGATACCACCCCAGATTACCAACGGCATGACCGTTAAGTCTAATCCAGACTCTGAGTTCTTTGAGAAAGAACGTAAGAATTTCCCTGATACAATGTTCGGAACCGTGCATCACCATTGTAGTGCTTCCGCGTTTCAATCAGGGACTGACCACGCAGACGAGCTGGAGCGTGAGGGTTTGCACTTCACCATTGGACACCTAGACAAGCCATTTGATCTAGATGTTCATGTAAGACTTACGATCGGTAAAGCTCACGGAGATGTTGAAGCATCATCCGTGATCCAAGCAGATCCTAAGATCCAGAAGTGCTTCGAAAGCCTGCAAAGCTCATACAAACCAACAACTATAAAGCAGGCTTTTGATGACCTTCACGACTCCAGCATTTGCTCAGCGTCTAAGGAGTATACTAAGCGAGAGAAACACTTCTCCAAGCACTACACTAAAGTAGAAAAACCAGCACCAGTAGTAGCTAGAACAAGCAACTTAGGTCTAGGGTATGGTGCTAGTCACACAGGGTATACTAGAACTAGTTACCACAATCAAATGCATTTTGACAACGACAGCGGATGGTATACTGATAAAAAAAACATAAAAGATCCGTTAGACGAAGAGCATGAGACCTACAGCGACATAGCAGAAGCTGCTGTTGATGAGTTGTTTACAGAGCCAGATACACTAGCATTGCAAACTAATTATCTGGGGACAGTTGATGCAAAAACTTTAACGAGGTCTGTAAATATCAAAAGATATATACAGATGTTAGAAGACGAAGTATACTTGCAGACAAAAGAAGGCTTAGAATTTACAGAACTTCTTGACAACTACTTTGACGAAAGCTTTTCTAACTACGTAGTAGAAACAGAGCCATTTGTTAATGCTCTTAAAAATATTCTAGAAATTGAAGAAGATTTAACTCCTCCTACTTTTATATGAAAAATGAAGCAGCATTCTCAACTTGGGTTCGTAAATTAGCATATAAATATACCCAAAGTTCAGTGCTATTTCAGCGCATCGAGACAACCACATCTAGTGGTGTCCCCGATGTGCTCATGCTCACCAACAATAAAACACTCCTATTAGAATTAAAATATGAAACAAAAAATCTTAGACCAATGCAAAAAGCTTGGCACAAACGTATCCAAAAACTGGTCGAAGCTAATGAAACGGTTGAGCTCTGCGTATTATGTGCTTATCCAAGAACTAAAAGACTGGTATGCTTCGTAGTAGACCAAGAACCCACAGAATACGAATTAAGTCCAGCGGGCTTATACAACCTGTTTGATACATTAAAAATTTAGACATGAGTTTCCCATCTAAGGCAAGCATGGCGTTCGCCGTGTGATCCCTCAAGACCCGATTCCAGCTCTATAAGTGCGACTCTGCGCAGCACTTCCAAATTGCGTAGACTAGGCGAATCAAGTGAATCCCCCATGGGAGGCTGCATCCAACGAATCCATCCTAGATAACTGGTTAGCTTCTATGCTAGCCAGCCAATTTAAACAACATGCAACAAGACCTACTAACAATACCAAGAAGCGAAAGCCCAGCAAGAAACATCCCACCTTCGTGGGAACCTAGTTCTTTCTGGAAAGCACCAGCTGAGCTTCCCAAGCTCTCAGGCGAAATAGCTGTAGACCTTGAGACGTATGATCCGTATCTAAAACAAACAGGACCCAGTTACAAACGTAACGAAGGCTTTGTTGTAGGCATAGCTATTGCAGATAAAGACCACACGCTCTACTTGCCTTTCGCCCACCAAGGCGGAGACAACCTACCCAAAAACCTCGTATTATCTTATGTTAAAGATCAAATTGATAATGCTGATTGCGTGCTCTTTGCTAACGCTCTATACGACATGGGTTGGTTACACACGCTTAACATCTCTGTTGGATGCACAGTCCGAGATATACAAGTTGCTGAAGCCTTAATTGACGAAGAACAATTTAGCTACTCACTAAATAGCTTGTCTTTAAAATATCTTGATCGACCCAAAGACGAAGAGCACCTCAAGAAAGCAGCAGAAGCCTACGGGGTAGACCCCAAAGGTGGACTGTGGAAGTTAGCAGCAAGGCACGTAGGAACATATGCAGAGATTGACGCACGCAACACTTGGGACGTTTACCAAGAACAAAAACCAATACTCGTAAAAGAAAACTTAACTCAAATATGGGAACTAGAATGCAGAGTAACTAAAGTCCTGTTAAGCATGACACTCAGGGGTGTCCCTGTAGACCTGCTAGCAGCAGAAGAATACAACGACGAACTTAAGAAACGAGAGTATCAGCTAGGTAGACAGTTCGGTGATTTAGATATTTGGTCACCTCAACAACTTGGTCACTACTGCGAAAACACGTTAAAAATAAAAGTTCCAAGAACAGAAAAAGGAAACTACTCAGTAGATAAGTTCTTCTTGCAAGGAACTAACAACCCCACTTTAGCAAACATACACGAGCTAAGAAGTATTAACAGACTAAGAAAAGTGTTTATCGAAGACATCATACTTGGTCAAAACTACAAAGGTCGCATACACGCTGACTTCAAGCAAACCGCATCAGAGCGGGGCGGAACACGAAGCGGTCGGTTATCTTCGAGTAACCCAAACATGCAACAAGTTCCAAAGAGAAGTGAGATTGGTAAAAGAATTCGCTCACTTTACATTGCTGAGCCAGACATGCTCTGGTGTAAAGCAGACTACAGCTCTCAAGAACCTCGCTTACAAGTGCACTACGCACTGCTTGGCGACATACACACGGGCAAACCCCTACCCAAAGCAGAAGATGCTCTAGCGTCCTTCAAGGCAGGGGAGAAGTTGTATACGTTTTTTGAGAAAGAAACAGGACTTCCTTATGACACATGCAAAATGCTTTGTCTTGGTATCTCATACGGCATGGGCAACAAGAAGATGGCAACGCAACTAGATATTGGAGAAGAGGAGTGTAAGTTAGTGACTGAGAAGTTTAATGCTAAAGCACCTTTCCTCCGAATTCTATTCGACAACGTAATGTTGCGAGCTAAACAAAAAGGAGAGATTAAAACTATACTAGGCAGAAAAGCTCACTTTGACTTTTGGATGCCTAGTTACGACGATAAACCAGTAAAAGGATACAACAATGCAACTACAAAATATAAAGACCAAATTAAAAATCTCCAAAGAGCATTCGTTAGCAAAGGGCTTAACAGACTTATTCAAGGCTCTGCTGCTGATCAAACGAAACTTGCTATGGTACTTGCTCATGACGCTGGACTTGACCTTCGGCTTCCTGTGCACGATGAGATCAACGCTATGGTTACCGACGAAGCAGAAGCTAAAAAGCTTGGTAAGATCATGGAAGAAGCCATCAGCTTAAAAGTTCCTGTAGTCGCTGACATAGACCTCGGACCCACTTGGTGTTAACAATATGGAAGAACAAGATATATTAGAAGAAGCTCTAGACATTACCAAAGGAGCTCGAAATAAAGACTATGGAGACTGTAAAGTAGAGCTCGAAAGAGTAGCTACTATGTGGTCAGTAATCTTTGAAACTGAAATAAACTCAAACCAAGTTGCTCTTGCAATGATTGCTCTGAAAATAACAAGACAGATGAATCGAAACAAAAGAGATAATTGGGTTGACATGGCAGGTTACGCTCGTATAGGCTACACCGCTACTAAAGAACCAAGCTCTAAAGAATTATGAATGAAGATCCACTACTAGTCGAGGCTCAAGAAGCTATCGACACACAAGAACTGTTCTCTGAACAAGAGACAACCTCCCAGCGACCAACTGATATGGCTGCTGTTATTGACCTAAGTGACACACTCGTTAGCTTAGAAATACAAATAGCTCGTGCAGAAGAGAATCTGTCAGAGCTAAAAACTGCAAAAAAGAAAGTAGCAGAAGAACACTTGCCTACAATGTTAGAAACGTTGGGCATCGACTCCCTGAGACTTACAAATGGCAAGCAGATCACAATCAACTCGTTTGTCGATGCACGCATCAAAGATGAGTCTGCTGCCTACAGCTGGCTACGAGAAACAAACAACTCTTCCATTATCAAGAATGAAGTAAAAGCCAATCTTGACAGGGGAGACGATCAACTCGTATCTCAGATACTAGCAACCCTTCAGGAGATGGGTGTAGAGGCTTCTTGTAAGTCTTCAATACATCACTCAACTCTCAAATCTTTCTGTCGTGACGCTCTGGATAACCCTGAGCTGGCAGAATCCTTACCTCGTGAAGCCTTTGGTATCTACCAAGGTAAGCGAGCAAAAGTAACATAAAACCAAAGAAAGAAAGTATAATCATGGCATATGATATAACAAAAGTAGCGGGAATGGGCACAGAGAACCTCGATGAAGGTTCAGCAATGCCGTTCATCCGCATCCTGCAAGACTTGAGTCCACAGCTCAAGCAAAACAAAGACGAGTATGTCGAAGGCTCAAAAGCTGGAGACCTGTTCTTCGCAAAGACAAAAGACCTACTGGACAACCCAGTAGACATGATCCCAGTGTATACCACTGCAATGTATACAGAATGGATTCCACGCAACAAAGGCGGAGGCTTCGTAGGAAGTCACCCTCTCTCTGTCGTTGGAAACCCTTCTTATGAAAAAGGTCGTGAACGTCAATACGATGAATGGCTCGGAGACAACGAACTACGCTACACCAGCTACTGGTTCGTCCTTATTAATGTAAACGGTGCGTGGGAAGAAGCAATGATTCCATTCACATCGTCTCAGCTAAAAGTTTCTCGTAAGCTTACATCTGACATTAATCGTTTCCGCTACGAAGCTGATACAAGCATCGTTCCGCCTCTGTTCGCACAGAAATGGCAACTGGCTACCGTTATGGAAACCAGCAAGAATAATGACGATTATTGGAATTTTGAAATTAAGAGCCCATCGGTTCTTGACTTCGAATCCGATGAAGATCTTCTTGAGTTAGCTGCTACTACTTCAGGCAAAGCCGCAGATACTCCTCTGCTAAAAAGCCCGAAGCAAGAAAAAGTACCAGCCTTGACTACTGACGAAGACATATTCTAAATAAACTGCAGCCCAGCCCTCACAATGGGGGTTGGGCTCCTTTATCCCCACATGAGCAACCAGACTACACTAACAGAACTAGCTACCCAATTCTTGGAGCTTTATAAATGCAACCCTAACGTTCACGGAGAAACAAAACTAACAGGCAAGTTTAGAGACAGAGACGGTAAATGCGACTCCAAGTCTTTCTTAGTAAAGAGCGGTGTAACCGTAAGCCTGTGGGAAGAGCACATCCAAGGTATAAAACGCATAGGATGCACACCTCTCCAAGAAAACAGCTCAGTATTCTGGGGAGCACTCGACGTAGATGTATACCAAAAAGAAGACACGCTAGAAAAACTCAACGAAAAGGTAGCAGACAACAAGCTACCTTTCATAGTCTGCAGATCAAAGTCTGGCGGTGCACACGTATACTTGTTTCTAAGCGAAGCCGTAGCCGCCAAGGATATGATTGATAAGCTTAAAGCGTTCAGTGCATTCTTTGGTCAAGGAGTCTCTGAGATATATCCAAAACAGCCAAAAATTGGCAATCGTAAAGACGACTCCAAGTATGGTAACTGGCTTAACATGCCCTATAGTGGCAACCCTACGCTCCAGTATGCCTTTAACAACAAAGGCGAGGCTCTCGACCCTCAAGAATTTATAGACGCAGCTAAAGCCAATCGTATGACCTCTGAGGCGTTTCACAGCCTTGAAGTCCCTAGCGGTTCATCAGAGATATTCCCAGAAGGACCCCCGTGTCTCAACTATATATTTAGTGAAAGAACTCAAGCAAGCGAGAATAGAAACATTACGCTATCTAACGTAGCGGTGTATCTTAAGAAATCTAACCCTACCGAATGGAAACAACTTATACACAAGTATAACAGAATGTTTTCAGAACCTCTTAACGACAGAGAAGTAGAAGCAATCATAGCTTCCTACAGCAAGAAAGACTACAAGTATCAGTGCGCCCAAGAACCCTTGTGCCGCTTCTGTGATGCAAAAGCGTGTGGCATAACTAAGTATGGCATTGGAGGCGAAGACTTCATGCCCAACAATCGCTCTCTAGTCCAGCTCAAAAGCGAACCACCTCTTTGGTATGTAACCTTAGATGACACAGAGCTACAGCTTAGCACTGCAGAGTTTGATAACTTTAATCTATTCAATCAAAAAGTAATGGAGCGTTTGCTTTACAAGTTCCCTCCAATCAAACAAGAAGACTGGACTAAGCAACAAAACCTTTTGCTCAAGAATTGCACACAGATTGACATTCCTTTTGAGATGACACCTGTGGGTCAGCTAGTAGAACTCGTCTCAGGTTTCTGTGACTCTGCCGTAGAAGAAGCCCATCACATAAAGAATGGACCCATCAAAAGATCAGATGGTAACTACTTGTTCCGTATGTCACACCTAAGAGACCATCTAGAACAACAAAGATTTAAGGACATGCCTTCAAACAAAGTGCTTTCTGTTTTAAAGAAAGTTCTGAAAGCAGAACCTGACCGCGTCCAGTTAGACAATGTAAATACTCGATGCTGGCGCATCCACCAGAATATGCTA